CAGCACCAACGCTCAAAGATGTTGAGGATGCAGTCCTTGCAGCACGCGAGCGCCTTGGTAAAGATGTTGAACTCATCGTGCTTGACAACGCAGTTGATGTCACCCTTGACGGACAAGATGAGTGGGGCGGACTACGCACTCTCATGCGTGAACTCAAGTGGTGGGCTAGAGATACTGGCGCAGCCGTTGTTGTTTGCCACCACACAAGTGAAGGTGTCAATGGTAATCCTTGCCCGCCACGCTCTGCGTTGCATGGCAAGATTGCACAGACTCCATCGCTGATACTCACAGTGCACGGACAACTTGCTTCAATGGGTGTCTGCGCCGTGAAGAACCGATATGGACCAGCCGATGCCAACGGTGGAACACCAGTGTGGCTGGCTTATGACCCTGCGAGTATGCAGATTAAGGACTTGGTAGCACCATGACTTGGGAATTAAGAATGGTAGAGAACATGGGCGAAGTGCTTGGTTCTCCTGACAGTAGTGATGTGGCAGTGCCAACACAGCCATTGATTGAGGACATGAAGAAGCAGTTGAAATTTTTACCTAAGAATTTTACTTGGACTATTGGATGGAGGACTTATGTTTGGCAGGAAACGGAAACAAAAGAATTTAAAGAACTCACTGCCGAAGAACATGAAGCGCTTTACAACGGAGGAACTCTCAATAACCCCGCAGATGTTGGAGAAAGCGATAAAGGAAGCGAAACTTCCAGCACCAGTGGAGGAGGCGTTACTCCATGAACTACCAGACTTTGTGGAACATGTTGATGAAGCGACACAAAAAATATTCAACCCTTCCGCCATCTGGCTTGAGGCAATCCAGTTTGCTGACTATGTGGCTCAACTTGCTTCTCATCTCCGGCAAGACCACGGAGCAGAATGTGCAGGAGAAATCGCAGAACGACTCCTAATCATGGCTGAGTCTTTCAAGGACTTGGCTGAAGATGCAATGAAAGTATTGGACCATTCGGACAAGGTGTTTAAACATGGCGCACAGTAACAAGGAAACTCTTTCCATCATTTGGTGTGACAATGGCACAACCGATGGCAAGTTTACTGAAGGCTTGGTATACACACTGATACATGCCCCAAGCGTTGGCGTTCCAGTTAACAATGCTATCCGCGTACAGGGCAATCAGATTGCACGCCAGCGCCAAGCAGCCATAGAGATGTGGCAAAAGGTGGGCACTGACTGGGCACTATGGGTTGACTCTGACATCGTACTGACACAGGAGATGCTTAAGACTCTATGGGATAACGCTGACAAGGTTACTCGCCCCGTAATCAGTGGCGTTTACTTCGTGTCTAAACAGATGGAAGGCTCACTCATGATGCCAATGCCGTGTGTCTTTAATGAAACTGATGACCAGTACAAGATTACTTACTTACATCCTTTACCTAAGAATCAGATAGTAAAGGTTGACAACGCAGGTATGGGTTTGGTACTTATGCACAAGAGTGTACTCAAAAGTTTAAACGAGAAGTTCCCGGATGACTTTTGGTTTGGTGAGAACAACGAGCGTGGTGAGAAGTTTATCGGTGAGGACATCGCCTTCTTCCGTAAGGTCAAGGCATGTGACATCCCGGTTCATGCACACACTGGCGTGATTGCCAAGCACATGAAGCGCTTTTCATTTGATGATGCGTACTACAAACTTTATTGGGGAGCAGTTGAAGCAGCCGAAAGGAGAGAGCGTGAGTCAGCAAAAGAGCAACAAGCGTAGAGGCGCAGCCTTTGAGATTGACCTAGTTGATTGGTTCATGCAACAAGGTTTAAACGCACAGCGCTTGCCTCGCTCAGGTCGCAATGATGTGGGCGATGCCTTCGTTCCCGGTGTCAATGGTGTCTATGTAATAGAAGCCAAGGCACCACGCAGGGATGGGCGCATTGATTTATCAGGATGGATTCGTGAAGCAGAGATAGAGGCAGAGAACTACCGCGTACAGAAAAGACTGGCTGTTGCTCCAACGCCATTGGTTATTATCAAGGCGAGCAACAAGGGAATAGGAGAAGCGTATGTCGTTCAGAAACTCAGTGATGTCCTCTCCAACCTCTAAGCATGACATCGTTAAGGTGCTGGAGCACTATGGATTTACAGTGCAGACCAACCGTGGTGGTTGGGTATCGGTCAGGTGTGTGTTTCACAATGACCATGTAAAGTCTGCTCGTTTAAACATTGACCTTGGTGGGTTCAGATGTTTTGCGTGTGACATGGCTGGAGATGTTTATTCAATTATCATGAAACGAGAAGGAGTAAATTATGGCGAGGCTCTCAAAATCGCAGAGAGAATTACTGGCGAAGGCAACGGAGAACTACGAAGAAAGCCTAAGCGAAGCACTCCCGTATCTAGCGAGTCGCGGTATAACAGAGGCGACAGCGCGTACATTCCGCCTCGGCTTCGTGGTGAATCCTGAAACAGGACATGAGTTATACCAAGGTAAGTTGGCTATCCCTTACTTAACACCATCGGGTGTAGTAGACATACGCTTCAGAAGTTTAAACAGTGACAGTGGACCAAAGTATTTGTCACGCCCCGGTGCCTCAACCCACATCTATAACATCACTGCATTGAACCAAGATAGCGGGATGCTTGTGGTTTGTGAGGGTGAGATAGACACAATCATAGCCACGCAAGTTGGCTTCACCGCCGTTGGATTACCCGGTGCCAATAACTGGAAACCGTTTTACTCCCGCGTGCTTGATGGTTGGGACAAGATTATGTTGTTCTGCGATGGTGATAGTGCAGGGCGAGAGATGGCTAAAAATATAAGCAGAGAACTAGACAATGTATTCCCCGTGTTCATGCCTGACAATCAAGATGTTAATGATGTTTTCTTGGCAGAAGGAGCAGAGGGATTGCGTAAACGAGTGGGTGTCTAATGGCTAAGAACTCCTCATTTGATTTGGACTTTGGTTACGGGCGTAAGGGTGAACAGTTAGTGGAGGAGTTGTTGACCCAAGGCAAGAAGGTAGAAGTCAAGCGTGATAGAAAGTGGTGGATAACTAACAACCTCTATGTTGAGGTGGAATGTTGGTACATGAAGTCTAAATCATGGGAGCCATCAGGGGTGATGGTAACTGAGGCAGACTACTGGGCGTTCGTACTAGAACAGGGCGTGCTTATGGTTCCTACCTCGCATGTGTTGTATGCAGTTAAAGAGTTTGGCAGGGAGATTACCTGCGAGATACCACCGAATAAAAGCAAGGGTTATCTCATCACCGTTGATGATTTACTTATGGCTATGCGTAAGTTAAAGAACGAGAAAGCAGAACAAAAAGATGGATGAGCAAGATAAAGTTTGGGAAGCCATCTATGGTGTGGCTAGGCAGGTTGCAACGCGTGCTAACCGCACGCATCGTGGGCTTGTACCTACTGATGATTTGTACCAGCACCTATCCTTGTGGGCACTGGAGCACTGGCACAAGATAGAGCAGTGGCAAGCCGAGGAGAGTCTGAAGTTTAAACTGCGTAAGACTTTCTACAATGAGGCGCAGAAGTATGTGGCTAAAGAGAGAGCGCGACACTCACGCGCCCCAATCAGTGACACTTTCTACTACACGCACGAAGTATTGCATGAGTTACTGCGTGATGTGTGGAGTCATGTTGGGTGGACAGATACCCCGGACATGAGCAACGAATACATTTCACATACATCTAAGCCATCGGAAGGTGGCAATCGTTTGGCTTTGTTGTCAGATGTTGCTGCTGGTTTGAGTCGTTTAAACACCAACGATAGAGAGTTGCTTCGTCTGCGTTATGCCAGTGGTGGTATGGAGTTTGCTCCACTTGCCGAGAGTCTTGGTACTACCGAGGAAGCCGTGCGTAAGCGTGTCAAGCGTGCCTTGAATAAGTTACAAGACAGACTAGGTGGCGAGGCTCCAGTGTGGCGTGGTCGTAGGCGCGTTCGTAGTAATGCTGAAGCACGAGCAGAGATTAGAAACCAAGAGGAGCAGGAATGATTATCGGACTGAGCGGGTATGCCCGCAGTGGTAAGGACACAGTGGCAGAGTTACTCGTACTTAACTACGGGTTTAAACGCATGGCATTTGCCGATGGTATTCGTGAAGCGCTACTTGTACTCAATCCCATCCTGCATGACGGTCATCGTTTAAACGAAGTGGTTGGTATGTACGGGTGGGAAGTTGCAAAGTCTAAGGATGAAGTGCGCCGGTTACTGCAAGTCTTGGGCACTGAGGTAGGGCGTAAGTTAATCAACGAAGATGTTTGGGTGTGGCTTTTGTTCAACAAGATAAGCACTGATGAGCGCATCGTTATCCCTGATGTTAGGTTCCCTAACGAAGCAAAGATGATTGAGCAACAGGGCGGTGATGTGTGGCGTATAAACAGACACAACCACACAGCAGTTAATGACCACATCAGCGAGCACGCTATGGATAATCACATGTTTAAACGAGTGGTGTATAACGATGGTACTTTAGATGATTTAGCAGATGAAGTATTTATGTTGATGCACAATGTCTATAAACTTTAAATAGGTGAAGCACCCGCTTTGTTAACAAGGAGATAACGACCTGACGAAAGGGGCGGGT